CAGGTGGCACCAACACCGATACGAAAAGTGCTGGCGGTGGCGGTGGCGGTGCGACAGGTGGCGCAGGCGGTTCGTCAGTAGGTGGGGCTGGTGCTTACGCAGGCACGGCAGGTTCAGCGTCGGCTAATACTGGTTCGGGTGGCGGCGGCGCAGGGTACAACGGTTCTAGTTACGGAACAGCAGGTTCAGGTGGTAGCGGTATCGTTCTCGTAAGGTTCAAGGTCTGACGATGGCACACTTCGCAAGCATCGTGAACGGCGTAGTCGCACAGGTAATCGTCGTAAGCAATGACGACTGCGGCGGCGGCGACTTCCCAGAGAGCGAAGCCGCAGGTCAGGCATTCATCGCATCGCTAGGTCTCGCAGGCGAGTGGAAGCAGACTTCTTACAACGGCAACTTTCGTGGCAAGTACGCAGGCATAGGTGATACCTATGATGCGGTGAACGATGTGTTCGCAGCACCTGCCACCGAAGTAGCCGAATGACCACCTGAGTAGCGAGGAGATCGAGATGCCTAGCCTGACCCCACAACAGAAGGCCGCAGTCGCCTCCTATCTGAGGAGCGTCATCGGAGCAGTCGCCGCAGTTCTCGCAACAGGCAACAGTGAGCCGGAGGATCTGCTGAAGGCTGCGCTTGCCGCGATCCTCCCTCCGCTCATGCGATGGGCCAACCCGAGGGATAAGGCGTTCGGCAGAGGCTCCTCGGATGACTGCTGCTAAGACTCCTCGCAGATACACGGGGATCTCCGATGGCATCGCCTCGGGGGCTCGCCCGGGGCTGCTGGAGTTCGTGCGGCAGATCGAGGCTCGGACTGATCGCGCCCTCTGGAATAATGGAACCTTCGCCAACAGGAGAGCCCGAGGCAAGGAGAGTCTGAGCGTTCATGCCACAGGCAGAGCCGTTGATCTCTCCTATCGCTGGATGAGAGATGGCAGGGGGCGGCCCGATGGGATCAAGGTCGCTCGCGAATGGATGGGCATCCTGACCTCCCGGGCAGATGCCTTCGGCCTAGAGGCCATCCTCGACTACCAGCCTGCCCCCTATGGGAGAGGATGGCGATGCGATAGGGGCTCATGGCAGAGATACGGCAAGCAGACCATCTCGGGGGCTCCGGGCGGCGATTGGATCCACTGCGAACTGTCGCCCTCGATGAGCGATGACCCCGAGGCCATGAGGGCCGCCTTCGACTCCCTGCAGGTTGCGTGATGGATCAGGGGCTTGCCGCAGTCATCGTGGGGCTTCTCACGGCAGTTGGGGGCATCATCGTGGCCCTCATCCAGAGAGCCCGGAAGGAGAATCGGGATGACCACGCCATCGTTTCCCAGCAGATCGCTCATGTGTTCAGGTCGCTGACTCGGGTTGAGGATCTCATGCACGGACACATACGATGGCATAAGGAGGCAGAGCGTGAGCAGACTGAGCGAGCAGATCAGGGAGCAGGCGGCGACCTCGCGCCGTAGGCACGGAGTTGATGCGGCCCTAGAGCAACTGTCGAAGGAGGAGAGGAAAGACCTCCTAGAGGCCATCCTCGATCCGGGCATCCCTCTCCATGCGATAGCGGAGGTCATGCGGAAGCGAGGCATCAGGCTCTCAACGCACTCGATCAGGCGAGCCCGGAGAGGCGAACTGATCTGTGACGCTTAGAGGAGAGATCGAGGAGCAGGAGCATCTCGCTGCTGGGGCGGCCCTAGTCAGGGTGCGCCGAGAGCGAGACTCAGCCCTAAAGGAGGTGGCTCGCCTCCGGGCGGCTCTGGAGACCTCCGAGCAGGCCCTCTCCCTAGTCTCCGCAGCCGAGGGGGCCGAGTTGCAGCCGCCTCGATGGATGAGCCCCGGCAAGCCGAGAGCCTCGGCGGCGACCCTGATGGTGATGCTCTCCGATACGCACTTTGATGAGGTCGTAAAGCCGGAGGAGATGGAGGGCCTCAACGCCTACAACCGAGAGATCGCAGTGATCAGGCTGGAGCGATGGGCGCAGAATGTGGTGAAACTCGCTCGGCATTATCTCGCCGGGGTGAGGTATGACGGGATCATCCTGCTCCTCGGGGGAGACATTTTCTCGGGCGACATTCACGAGGAGTTGAAGGAGACAAACGCAGACACGATGCTCGGCTCGCTGCTGTTCTGGAGCGAGCAGATCGCGGCAGGGATTGACCTCCTCGCAGGCGAGTTCGGCAAGGTTCATGTGGCCTCCGTTGTCGGGAATCACGGCAGGATGAGCAGAAAGCCCCGGGCGAAACAGAGGGTGCGCACCAACTTCGATTGGCTCCTCTCAAAGATGGTGGAACGGCACTTCTCAGGAGATGCCCGAGTCTCGTTCCAGATTCCCGAGTCTGCAGACTGTCTGATCTCGATCTACGAGCATCACCATCTCCTGACTCACGGCGATCAGGTCAATGGGGGCGGAGGCATCGGAGGGATTTACCCTCCCATCATGCGGCTCCGGGCGAGGAAGGCTCAGCATCATCTCGCCATCGGCTCGCAGTTCTCAACGCTGTGGCTTGGGCATTGGCACCAATACCTCTCGACTCCCTCCCTCATCATCAACGGCTCGCTCAAGGGATACGACGAGTATGCAAAGGTGAGCAACTTCGGGTTTGAGCCGCCTCAGCAGGCTCTCGCGATAGTGACCCCGGAGCGAGGTCTGACGGTGCAGGCCCCCGTGTTCTGCGCTGACCCTAAGAAGGAGAAATGGTGAGCGACCTGCAGGCGGTCATCGTGGAGTGGGATGATACTCACTCGGATTCCGGCACATGGATCTCTGCGGATGAGATAGAGCAGGAGCCGTGTCGAGTGGTCAGCATCGGGATCCTCCTGCCGAGCGCGAAACCTGATCATGTGGTGGTGGCGCAGTCAGTTCACAGCCTCGGGTCGGATGACTATGAGCCGCAGTATGACTCGATCCTCTGCATCCCTGTAGGCATGGTGCGAGGGATGAGGGTAGTATCGCAGTCGGGTGCAGCCCCCCTGTTCCGCTGCGCTCCCTCGGGGCAGGCGTGAGTTCCCTCCCTTCCTCCCCTGCCCCGAGCGAGGGGGCTCTCAGTTGTCTGGGAACGCCTCGGGCCAGACTGAGCGGAGGATGCCGATGCTCTCATGCACCTGCGAGCATCTCTGCCTCACATCGTTGAGATCGAACTCCATCAGGGCGACCTCATCCTCATCAGCGAGGCAGATCACCGCCTCTATGTCGTGGGCGACCTCCTCCTGTTTCTCCAGATAGTCGCCTAGAGCGGTGAGGATGATGGTCATCTGCTCGGAGGTCATCCTCGGAGACCTGCGCCTCATTCCTGCTCTCGCAGTCTGCGCACGATGCGCTGGAGTTTGCGGAACGCTGGGCAGTCGAGGTCAGCAACCACGATGTTCTCCCATCGCTCCAGATAGTCCACGAACTGTTCCCAATCCACCCGTTCATCGGGATCCGGGCAGAGGTCATCGGTCAGGTCGCTGATGGCTGGGAGCATCTCATCGGTGAGGTCTGCGGCCTCTCGGATGATGATGGGGGAGAGAGGTCTCTCTCTCAGGGCTCCCTCGGGATGAACCTGCCTCTGCTGAGTCTCTGCCTCCTCCTTCTTTCTCTGAAAGGTGGCGTTCACTCGGGCGAGGGCATCGGCTGGGATGCGGATGTTCATCAGAGGTCTGCCTCGCCTCGGCACTCATAGGTGCGACCCTCGGACTTGCGGAAGAGGCGAGGGTTCGACCTCACCGTGTCTCGGGCGATGCTCTGAGAGACTCCTGCCATCTCAGCGAGTTCCTTCACCGTCACCATGACTGCGAAGTTCTCTCGGGCGTATCGGAGGATCGCCTCTCTGCCTGCATCCCGAGCCTGACTCTCCCATCCCTCGGAGATGCGAGCCCCTGCGAGGATTTCTCTGCGAGTCTCGATCGGTACCATCCTGCGGATGCGCCCGGGAACCTTCGCTATGTATCGCGGAGCCCCGTGCAGCTCAGTCATCTCCCTGAGCAGAGCCTCGGCCTGCTCGGGGGTCGTTATGCCCTTCGTATCCATTCTCAGTCTCCCTCTGATTCGGGCAGGCGGCTGCCTGCTCCTATTAGAAGGATAGCAAGGCAAGTCAAATCGGGGTCTTTGACTCGGGGCAGGTCGCCCCCTATGATTCAAGGCATCGGGCATCCGCCCGACCAACAACAGAGGGAGACATGAGATGAGCATCAACGCACAACTGCGGAGGGATTGGGATCTCGCCCAAGACCTCTCCATCAACCTGAGAGACACTCTCGGGTTCGGAGCAGAGATCGAGGTCTGGGAAACAGGAGGCGGCTGCACCGCTGGGAGACTGCAACTCAACTTTGAGCGATACCTGCTCATCACCAGCGATGAACTAGAGATGCCGGCTCCGAACGAAACAGTCACAGTCGGATGGTATGCAGACAATGACGCAGAGGAGGCATACTGCCTCCTGCAGTTTGCGAACTGGGATGCCCTCTGCGATTTCGCCAGATGGGCTCGCACTATGTTCACATGGGGCGACTTCAGGTGCGGAACGATGGAGAAGGCTCTGCTCCTCGCTGATGAGGTCATCGAGTTCAAGCGTGAGTTCTTCTGATGAGGGTCTCCTATCGCATCCAGACTCGGAGAGCGTTCCGCAGTCATTGGGAGACTCGGTTCTCGGTTGATAACGAGGCGCAGGCGCATCTCCTCTACGAGGGCATCAACATAGGCCTCGGATGGCAGAAGCGGCTCACGCGAAACGGCGAGGAGATACGGCGGTCAGAGTCCTGACCGTAACTGTGCGACACCCCTCCGCCATGATGGGAGTCACCTATCACAAGGAGGGATGAGTAATGCACATCGTTAGAAAGCCCGAGCATGGCTCGGAGGAGTGGCTGCGTTTGCGATGGAGAGACTCCTCGGGGCGTTGCGTGTTCGGCGCATCCGAGGCGGCCTCGCTGATGGGGCAGAGCCCCTATGTGAGCCGAGGCGATCTGTTCGCCTCTAAACGGAGCGAGCCGATGATCTCGGAGCAGACTGAGGCGTTCCGCAGAGGTCATGTGCTGGAGCCTGCGCTCCTCGCTGAGGCTGGGCGCATCCTCGGAGCAGAGGTCTCCACCCCGGGCGTTATGTATCGGGATGGGCGATGGATCGCGACCCTCGATGGCATCGTTGGCTCGCCTGAGAAGCCCGAGGTCATCGTTGAGGCCAAGACCACGACTCGGTACTCGATCAGAGATGCCGAGGATCTCCCTGCCGAGTGGCTGTGGCAGACATGGGTGCAGGGCTCGCTCCTCGGAGCAGAGGTGTTCATCATGGCTCTAGATCGAGACCAACGGCTCTCGCTCACGCAGGTGCCGAGCAACCCTGCGGCGTGGGAGGCTCTGCAGACTGAGGCCGAGAGACTCGGCTCCTCAGTAGATGAGGGTCATCCTCTCGCCCCCGATGAGTTCAACTATGAGCAGATTACCGACCTATGGAGGGCAACGCCCCGAATCGCTGAGTTGCCGAGCGAGGCGGCCCAATGGCTCCATGTTCTCGTGGATGCGAGAGACCTGAAGGCGCAGGCAGAGACTCAGGAGAAACAGGCGAAGGATGCGCTCGCCCGGATGCTGCTGGATGCCGAGGTCGGAGTGCTGAACGGTCAGCAGGTCATCACATGGAAAGAGCAGGCTGGGAGAGCCTCGCTCGATGAGTCTCGGCTGCGGCAGGATCATCCTGATCTCTGCTCGGCGTATGAGAAACCCGGAAGGCCGTATCGCGTGATGCGAGTCTCCTCGGGCAAACCCACTAGGTCACGCAAGAAGGAGCAATCATGAGTTTCAGCATGGAGGGGTATGTGGATGTGGCAGAGCGCATCCGCAGGTTCAAGGCGGCGTATCCGAACGGATGCCTACGACCTTTCAACCCGAGCGAGCCGTTCCGCATCATGGAGATCGGGGGCCGCGAGTTCATCGTTTACACCGCTGCTGCATTCCGCTCCCCCGATGACCCCTGCCCGGGAATCGCCGTTGCGGCGGAGCCTGCAGTCGGTCAGACCTCATTTACAAAGATGAGCGAGGTCATGAATGCAGAGACCTCGGCGTGGGGCAGGGCCATCGTGGCAGTCCTAGCAGCAGACTCCCAGCGCATCGCCTCAGCAGAGGAGGTTCGCAACCGACAGATTGAGACCCCGAGAGAGGTCTCAGGAGCCCCCATCACGCCCATCCCATCGCCCGAGCGAAAGCCATCCGGGCGAGAGGCGGCAGGAGCCTCAGATCGAGTCTCCGACAAACAGTTAGGGCTCCTCAACAAACTGATCAGGGAGCGAGGGATTGAGGATGCTCTCGCCCTTGCCTCCGTGCAGGCCGATAAGGAGATCACCTCTCTGGCGCAGCTGAGCAAGAAGGAGGCGAGCGGTCTAATCTCCACGATTATGACCCTGCCTGCCGATGGTCAGCCCGAGACTCCGCAGGTTGAGGAGCCGTTCTGATGCAGGGCCAACTGTTCAGCCCCTCCTTCGGCCTCGGGGGCTCCGATGAGAGACCGAATCTGGAGTTGATCAGAGAGCCTCGGACTCTCGCCCGGGGCTCCGACCCCGAGACCTCCCAGCAGGCTGCGGCTGCAGCCGAGCGAAGGAACCCATCCCAGCGAGACCGACTGCTCAGGGCCTACATGATTGCTGGAGATCGAGGTCTGACCGATGAGGAGGCTGGAGTCTCCGCAGGTCTCTCCGGGTCAGGGTATTGGAAGCGATGCTCCGATCTCAGGAATCTCGGGCTCATCGCTCCGCTCGGCCCTCAGAGGCAGGTCTCCTCGGGGCTTATGGCGCAGGTCTGCGCGATAACGCCCGAAGGATGGCGGCGCATGGATGAGTTGAGCCGCCGTGCCGGATAGGGGAGATTGGCGAGAGAGAGCAGCCTGCCGAGGCAAACCCTCGGAACTGTTCTTCCCTCCGAAGCCGCTCATCGCCGCCAACTATCGGATTGCGAGAGAAATCTGCGAGGGCTGTGAGGTCAGGGAGCAGTGCCTCGCCCTTGTGATGCCCCTCGATGGCATGGATGACCGATGGGGAATGTTCGGAGGTCTGACCCCATCGGAGCGGAGGAGACTGCGCTCAGATCGAGCATGGAAGTACGCTCTAGGTGATGGAGCAACAGGGCCGCAAAGGCGAGTGCGAGGGAAACCGTGAGCGATGCAAGGAGGAGGGATGCCCTCGCTTCGGCACGCTCGGCAGACCCGGGCGAGATGGCAAGAGGCGAATCAAGGGCTGCGGAGATCCCGTTGCGAGAGGCAAACGCAACAGGGCGAAGGGCGATGCGAAGGCTCGGAGGGCTCGCAAGAGGCTCGGTATCGCAGGAGCGAACACTCGCCATGAGGAACTATGGGGAGGGGCTCTGCGGCTGGAGGTCAAATCTGGGGCGCAGGTCGCTCCCATTGCCACCCGTTTCCGGGCGGCTGAGCAGCAGAGCAACGCCTCTCGATCTCTCGGAGATGTGCGGCCCTTCGTGTTCGTGGCCATGCCGGATGGGGAGAGCGATGGGCTCGCGATCATGCGGCTCTCCGATTTCGCAGACCTCATCCTCCTGTTGGCAGACTCCGCACCCTGACGCTAGACAAGAGACCTCGCATGGATGAGAGGCTCGGGGTCGTTTCGCTGTTCTCAGGAGTCGGAGGGATGGAACTCGGACTAGAGCGAGCAGGTATGCGCTCGGTGTATCAGTGCGAGATAGACAAGAACTGTAGAGGGGTGCTGGAGCGTCATTGGCCCGGGCTTCCCCGATGGGATGATGTTCAGACTCTCACAGGCCGTGAGATCATGTCTCGGGTAGATCGCGCCGATGTGGTGGCGTGGGGTTCTCCATGCCAAGACCTCTCGTTCGCAGGCAAGAGGGCAGGTCTCTCGGGGGAGCGGTCATCGCTGTTCCACGAGGGTATGAGAGTCATCAGAGAAATGCGAGAGGAGACAAACGGTGAGTATCCAAGAATCTCTATTTGGGAGAATGTGGCAGGAGCCCTCTCCTCCAACAAAGGGGCTGACTTCGGGGCAGTCCTCGACTCGATGGCTGAGGCAGGGGCGGTGGTCATCGAGTGGCGAATGCTGGATGCACAATACTTCGGAATCCCCCAACGGCGTAGAAGAGTGTTTGTCGTCGCTATCTTCGATCCTGCAGCCGCAGCAGGATGTGCCGATCCGCTACTATCTCTCAGCGAAAGCGTGCGAGGGCATCCTGCGGAGGGCAGATCGCAGAGGGAAGGTTCTCCCGGAGAGACTGCGCCGAGCCCTAGAGGCAGGGATGCGGAGAGCGTAATCTCGTTCCCTGTTGCGTTCGGGTCTTATGCTCAGGCGACTGAGGAGATAGCGCAGAGCATGACCATCAAGGCAGGGCCTCCAGCGGTCACGGTGCCGATGAACAACGCTCGCCCCACAGGCTCATCTGTTATCGGCTCGGAGATAGTCGCCAACCCCAACGCATCAGATCACAAATGGCCGCAGAATCAGCAACTCGATGAGAACAAGTTCGTGGTGTTCGAGAACTCGTATCGGGATGCTGCTCGGATTGCGGATGGAGTCACTAACACCCTCTCCGCAAAGATGGGAACAGGTGGCAATAACACTCCCATCGTCGCCTATGCGCTACAGGGAAACATGATCGGGCGACAAGACCACAACGGGCCGAGAGGTCGAGGTCATGGAGAGGATGGCGACCCGATGTTCACGCTGACCTCTACCGATGTTCATGCGGTGGCGTTCCTGCCCGGGGCGATGGTCAGACAAGGGCTCCAGCCATACGAGGAGTTCGCTCCCCCTCTCCGAGCCGAGGATCACAACGGCGACAACGCCACGCACATTCAACAGGCTGGGCTCATGGTGAGGAGACTGATGCCGATCGAGTGCGAACGGCTGATGGGATGGCCCGATGAGTGGACTCGCTGGAGAGCCGATGGCAAAGAGCAGGCAGACACCGTGCGCTACAAACAATGCGGCAACGGCGTGGCCTCCCCCGTGACTGAGTGGATCGGCGGCATACTAGTTCGCCTGCTGGGAGGAGCCCGAGAGTGAGCGTTCGCTGGATAGGGAGGGTCTGGGAGTCATCTCCCTATCAGGGAGACCGACTGCTCCTGCATCTCGCTCTCGCTGACTATGCGAACGAGGAGGGGGAGTGCTGGCCCTCTCAGCGCACTCTCGCCCGGAAGGCTCGATGCTCGGAGCGGTGGGTCAGGGAGGCCATCAGCAGCATGATCGCGGATGGCTGGGTTGAGATAGTGGAGCAGACCCTCGGCAGGGGAGGCAGAACGCTCTACCGGCTGAAAGCGGAAGCCACATCCTCTTTAGAGGAGAAAGGAGGAACTCCAGAGCAGGTAAAGGGGAACTCTGGCGCATCCGCTCCTCTTATTAACCGTCAAGAACCGTCACTCTCCGTGAGCGACTTCGATCAGTTCTGGCAGGCCTATCCCCGGAAGGTCGCCAAAGGGGCGGCCCATCGGGCGTGGACTATGCTGTGTAGGAGAGCCGATGCGCCCCCCATCGGGGAGATCCTGAGCGCAGTCAAACGGTACACAGCAGCAACATCAGACCCGAGGTTCCTATGCCATCCGGCGACATGGATCCGGGCAGAGAGGTGGAGCGATGAGATCGCAGCAGCCGAGCAGCCGCAGACCCGAGCCCAGCCGAGCCGATTCCGCCATGCGGAGTCGTTCGCCGCAGGGCTCCGGGCAACGGGCAAGACCCGAGCCGAGGTGGAGGAGGCCCTTCAGGGCAGGCCGCCCGAGGAGATCGCGGCTGGGCTCGCCATCTTCGATCAGCCTTAGCGCAGCCCTCTGCCTCATCCTCCTCGGCGTGATGCGCACGGCTGCAGCCGCCCCGGGCGTTCCCATCGCAGAGATCGAGACTCCGAGGAGCATCCCCATCTCATCCCCAGCCATCCCCAGCCCGACCACGACTCTGCCTCCTGCCCCAGCCGATGCCCTCTGCCCCGGATGGTGGGCCGCAGCCAGAGCCGAGGGCTGGGCAGAGGAGCATCTCCCCTCCCTCGATCTCGCCCTCTGGCGAGAGAGCCGATGCGATCCTCAGCAGCACAACGCCTCGGATCCGGGCTCGGGCTCCTACGGTCTGCTCCAGATCAACTCGTTCTGGTGCGAGCCCTCCCGTTATTGGCCCGAGGGATACCTGCAGGCGCACGGCATCCTCGGCTCCTGCTCAGACCTCTATCTCCCCGAGACTGCGCTCAGGGCTGGGCTCGCCATCTACGCCTATGCGGAGGCGAACTCAGCGTGCGGCTGGGAGCCGTGGGCAACGATGACCTGCCCCTAGCGGAGCGGATGAGCGATGCGGAGGGCTGCCGAGTTCCGATACTGAGCGACCACCTCAACGGTCAGGCCGAGGCGATGGATGGCATCGAGTGCCTCATCCAGCCATCCCCGATGCCCATCCCACGAGACTCGCAGGCGATAGGTCTCTCCGATGCTGGAGCCTCTCCCGAGGATGGTGATGCCTGCCGTTGCCTCTAGGGCTCGGCGCACCGCAGTCGGGCTCACTCGCCCGGATTTGGTGACTCCGCTCATTGGTCGCCCTCCGCATACTCCAGCCATCCCGAGTCGTTGCCCTCGGGGTCAGACATGACTAGAGCCCACGAGCCATCGGTAAACTCGATCACTGTGCTGGGCAGGCTCGCCCGAGGGAGCCATGCCAGAGCGGCATACTCCTCGGGGCGGAGACTGCGAACGTTTGCCACCGTCTTGCCGATGATGGCTGAGGCATAGTGCCTCGTGCGAGTGGAGCGGCTCATGCCTCCTCCTCCTCATCATCATCGGACTCCTCGTAGGTGTCGCAGTCATCCCAGAGGCTCTTAGTGCCGTACTCCTCGCCATCTCCGAGAGCGAGGAACACCGTGGCGGTCTCCTCCTGCTCGTTGATGAGGGTGGTGACTGCCTCTAGGTCGGTGATGAGAGGCCACCGGGGCTGGAACGCCCCTCTGACCTCGATCTCTCCATGCTCCTCCTGAATCTCAGTCAGGCGGTCTATCAACTCTCCGATTCTCATTGCATTTCTCCCTCTGTTGTGTCGGGCGGATCCCCGATGCCTTCAAGATAGGGGGATCGCGCTGGGAAGGCAAATCGGCTCGGGAGGGGGGGGAGGGGGGCCGCCCCCCCCGGGCGGAGGCAGGGGAGGGCGATTTGCATTTTGCAGACCCCCTCCCTAATGTGAAGTCATCGCCTCCATCGGGGAGGCGCACAACAGAGGGAGAGAAGAAATGGCAACGAAGGCAACGCATGAGGTCTCACGAGACCTCTCAGCGAAAGTCACGGCGGAGATCGCAGAGGCGGCGAGAGCCATCCTGCAGAAGCACGGACTAGAGATGGCACCAACTCGATCAAAGTACGGTGCGGAGTATCAACTGACCCTGAAGGCCTCGCCCCTGCGGCTCGGCAAGAACGGCGTGAACCTCGCCTCTATGGATGCTCAGATGTGGCGGCTCTATGCCACCTCCATGTACGGCATCTCTGCGAAGCTGGCGG